AGATAGCTGGTATCTTGTTCCTGTGGACTTTCACTTCTAAGGAGTATCTATGACTAACCTAATGACTGAGAGCGGTTTCTACAACCTAGAAGCCGTGCGAGACGGCAGTATCTTTGAGGGTGAGATAACCTTCACACAGTTTGAAGAAAAGTATAAGCCAGTAGTAAATCATTTAGATAAGTATGCTGGCCCTAACAATGTGTCACGCATGTTCGAAACATACGGACCAGAGGTTAAGTATGTTCAGTCTAGGCACGAAAAGTATGTATGGACATGGGTAGACGGTGACGCATGCTCTCTGCTATTAGCTGGCTATCACTATGTAAATAGACTAGGATACTATGTCTGCGAGGAACCATGGGAGACTGGGAACGAACAGGTCCTGTTGTCCGTCGAGGTAGAGTGCGAATGCTATGACGAAGAAGCGTATGGACCCTACACTCTGCCAAACGGCCATGAGTATTGGGAAAGCGGTAACCCTGAGTGCAAGGTGTGCGAAGGTCAAGGAATCAGAACGGAGTATGTAGACTAATGGTTAATCTGATGATATCACGTAACAAGAACAAGGGTAAGACTATTATTGACTGGGACCTTAACGTCTACTGTCCAGAGCAATGGTATGGGGGTGAGTCATTCTGGGATCCAGAGTTTTGGAAGATCAATGCACGGATCTACCGTGAAGGCGATCAGGCACCCATTGACACCGAGTACACGATCACCCTTCTGGAAAAAGAAGCTAGGTCTATTGGTCTTGTTGACTGGGCTAATAAAGTTAACTCTGATCAGGATACCGCAGGTGACTCTTGGGATGATTGGTTGGATGCGGGGCTAGATGGATTCATAGATCTATATCACTTTAATGAGATGTACAGATCTAAATGCCCTGATCGCGTTCTTGAATTTTTAGATCAGCTACCCCGATATATCGAGGACGTACCAAAACGCATGACGTGGTAGACAAGACTAGACAGATAGGGTATAATAGACAAGTATGAGTAAACACGGAGTAGTCACAAGGGAGCAGAAGGTTGCTAAGACTATTATTGACCTGTTGTCCGACATCAGACTGGACTTAGATATCATTGGATTGTATCTGGGTAAGTATGCTAGGAATGTCATCTTCAACAGGTTCGAGAATATCTATGAAGCCGCTAAAGAAGCAAGAGAGGCGAATACACGGGAAGACCATATGGAATACATTCGCAACATAAATATGTGACACCCTCGCATCGGTCCCCTTCGGGGGGCCGAATGTGGCCTGGCACATCTTTACACACAAGTCAATATATAAACATAACAATCTTATTACGAAAGGGGATTACGAATCGTGGCAAATAATGATGGCAATAATGGAACAAGCTTTGAAAATAGATGTATGATCTTATCAGAACTATGGATGGAATATCGAGATCAGGTTGAATTTACTGACTTTGTAGAGTATAATGATCTAGGTCTACCTCTATCCTTCCTATTGGATGAGGGTATTGTATTACCTACTGATAGATCTACTATGATGATTAATGAAACATTTGATCTATTCCTGGCTACCCTGGGCAGAGAGACAGATGAAGGTTACGAAAGCCTGGATGATATGCTGGTAGGTTAGTATGGAATGGTTATTTATATTAGCAGTCATTATCTTATTGTGGGGCATGCTCATGATTGATAATTTTAAATAACATTATTACGAAGAGGGTATTGAAATCGTGGCAAACTAATGGTATAATAGACTATGCCATCTATACCTCCATACTTCAAGACAATGTATCCTGATCAAGCACAGGACATACATGATGGATACTCTGATATGGGTAGGTATATGACTAAGGCATTGATTAATCTTTTACATAGATTTAATCCCTTCAGAACACCATAGAAACATTGGCAGGGTATACTAATGATATGCCTGAATTACTCTCTATACTCTTTATAGTATTCGTACTATACGTATTAGCTAAGGACTAAATACCCCTGATTCTTTTTAAAAGATTTTGCCCATTTTCTTTTAAGTTCCCCTCCTTTTTGTATATGTTTAATAGTTTTATTAAGGATATTTGGGCATATTTGGACACAATATTTTGGGGATATTCGGCTAAATAAGATTACGATAGATCGAAAAAAATCGTGGCGACATTACGATTCCATAACTATATATGTTCTTTTACCCTATATACTTTTCCACAATGTTATTAACAGGTTTATCCACAATGTTAGTAAGATAATTATGGAGAAAAGTGGAGTAAAATGGAGTGGTTATTCAGCAAAATAATCGTATTCTGCATTAGGATCTGACACAACTTTTCGATAAGCATGTGCATCATCAAAGATAGGGTCATCGAGACTCTTTCTCATGTGTGCGTACTTCTCTGGGTTTTGTGTTTCTTCAAAACGGAACCTAACAAACACCATAGTAACGTATTCTCCATCTTGAAATGTCTGCATGGGTCTCCAGTGGATATCTTTATTTGGTCTAATGATTACGACATCATTATCTCTCATCTTGAAAGCTTGTGTGTTTAAACCTAGGGGCCATGTGGCATTAGAGTCTAGCTGATAATTAAATAGAAACTCTGTATCATCTCCATCAAAGTGTGGGGGTAGATTAGGAACGCCATACTGTTTGCTATAGGTGACGAATTGTGCTCCTAGGTGAGTATACAGTTTTTGGTCAGACAATGGAGCAACAACCGTCTCAATAGCTTTTAGGATGCTATCGGGCAAATCCTTTCCTTGATGCATACGTCCATACATCGCTTGTTCTTCACCTGATGGCAGACTTGCATGAAAAGCCTTAAGCTCATGGTATGTTTCTTTATTAAGTACGTTAGTTATCAGCATTCTTCTTCCTCATCTCTCTGATTTGTTCTATTATATCACTAGGAGTTGTTTTATCTTCTGTAGGTAATGATCCGTACTTATGCAATAGTTTCAACAATACCCCCGCTAAGAACAAATCCTCGCTAAACGCCATCCATGGGAATAGCACGTCAAAGGGATCTATTGGAGTAGCAATATAGATTACGATAACAAAACTGACGATTCGAACCCATAAGGGCGAACGCTTGTATTGGGCAATATATGGTCTTGCTATATCTCTAAGTGGCATACTCTATTATATCAGGCATACCATAGATATCACTCGTGTCGAGTGTATTAGTTCTATTTACCGCCGAACTTTAAATCTCATTTTCGCGGAGCTTTAATGATATAATTAGTTATGCCAGACTTACTACCAGCGGATCATCCAGACTTTATACCGAAAAAACCAATCGATGTTCGTGTGGCCTATGTAGCAAAAAATTATATAGATATTGGTTGTGCTTGGTACATAGAGAGACTTGGAAGAATACCAGAAGGCATGCATGGGTTTGTTATACCCTATACAGAAAGATTTGAGCACCCCCAAGCACTGCACGATCTTCTAGAACTATTAGAGAGTGGAACTGTCCAGCGGATGTTTTGCCCTCAACCAGGATTTAAAATTACAGAGACCACCGACTGCCCAGAGTTTGATTCTCCTGGGTGGACCAAGATTAAACCTAAGACACCTTATATCTATGCGTTTCAGACTTTTAATGCTGCAGGCAGGTCTGAGCTAGTTGGTAATTTTAATAGAGACACTGGTGAGGTGTTCCCAGTTACAACACTTGGCTAAGCGAATCAATGTCCTTGTGCTTAGGGATTAGCTTGTCCCAGGATCCGCTGTCATTGCCCTCGTAGGCCTGACCACTTTCTCGATCGATTAGAAGCCACTTCTGTGGAGACTTCGTATGAATAATTAAATTAACTGGCTTTTCTAGCTCGGGATATACGTGGTGGTTTCTTGCCATAATGGTACTATTGTACCACAGGTGCTTCCAGCTCTAGCTCTTGAATAAGCTTACCAGTCCATGTCAGGGCTCCAAGATGCTCTGTTGCCAGCTCTTTCTCTCCCATTTCACGTAACTTAGACAGTACCCTGTCTCTTTCCTTTTGCTCACCTGCACGGAAAGCTAAAGAAACACGCCTCATTTCCTCTGGTTTAGCCGCCAAGTCAACACCATACTCATGCTGTCCCATTGTCCATCTCTCTATCTGCCTTATAGTTTTCAATTACTGTTTCTACTAAAACTAAGCTGGATCGCCTCTGTAGGTCTTCAAGGATCGACATAATCCTTACATACTCTTCCTGCTTGCCAGCCTCAAATGCCTGCATTATGCCTGCAATATAGTCTGGTGTGGCCACGTCACTCTTTCGTAACATCTAGGAGCCCCTGATTCGTTGCTCTCCAGACTGAAGGGCTGTGGTCATTCTCAATTGCAGCCTTGTGCTCTGCTGTTTCATATAGCCTTAGCATATGCATACATGGGTCATTACCAGCATCAAGCTCCGAAAGTTCGTCTTCCGACATTGGAAAACCGTCGTGGATCTCGCATACTGGTGGTCCCACCCAACCATTTCTATAGCCCTGTACAAGCCAATCTTGAAAGGTTATATCGCTCATCTGTCTCTCCTTTAGTAGACTACCCCTATTGAGGAATTATCGTGCTCCGTCTGGCCCCGTTGTGTTAGGCCACTCAAATGCCCCGCCCATGGAATATTTTGTTCCAGCATCTACAGCATCAACGCCGTACTCGTCGCCAGTCTCAAATACAAACAGAGACAGTGCGTCGGGCTTGATTGAAATATTTTGGCTTGGCATAATAAACTCTCCGCCCTCATACTGATCATTCAGATACAGCATAAAGGCAAAGTTGCCATAGCTTTTTGGTCTTGTAGATGCACCGTGTGGGTGCTTCCAAAGCTTCAAAACTTTGTTCTCTAGGGCCTCATCCTGATCTCCAGAAATATCCTTGATTTCTACCATTACCCTAGCCTTTACCGACTCAACCATGGCTGGAAGCGTATCAAGCTTAAGGAGGTTAATGTTGCCTCGGCCACCATCGTTTTGCTCCAAGTAGGCAACCAGCCCAGCCGCCTCGGCCTCGCTGATAAAATTCTTGTACTCTCGTACTTTATTGTTAAGCACTGTATAATTACTCATTTAGCATCATCATTTCTAGTTTAATTTGTTCAATTGCCCTTTTTGTTTTGTCTAATGTAAACACAAGAGCACCCATACCTACGCTGCTAAGCGTATCCTGTGAGTTAAAAATGTCTAGCTCGATCATGCCCTGTTCTCTTTCCAGTCGAGCAATCCACTCTTCACCCTCTTGTAACCCACCAAGTGGTGTAAAATGTTCCATATCGTCTCCCAACATTATACATCAATGATACCACGAAAATTAAAATGTGTCAACATATTGCTGGTAGAATTTATCTATGCTTAACTGCCCGCAATGCGATACTCCGCTTGGAGTCACTGTGATTGATGACAAAGAAGATAATATATATAAGCATATTATGGAGATTTGTGCCTATTGCGGGTATACCAAAACCTTCGTTGACTTTTTAGATGAAGAATAGTTTGGTATAATAGTATAAGTGGCTGTTGGTAAATGCCGTATTAAGACACAGGAGACAACTAAATTTGGGATCAGCACGAGAAGCAGAATACAAGCGTAAAGCACGTGACCGTAACAAAGAATACGTGAGAGATCTCAAAGAGAAAGATCCCTGTGTTGATTGTGGAGAATACTACCACTACAGCCAAATGGATTTTGACCACGTAGAAGGCAAGAAAAAGCATAATGTATCTCGTTATGCCAACTCTGCGGTTAGCATTAAGACTATTAATGATGAAATTAAGAAGTGCCAGCTGGTTTGTGCCAACTGCCACAGGCTGCGTACATGGCTACGCCAAAACGGAAGTTAGTGTATAATAATATAATGATAGTAGATGGAGTCCCTAGTGGCGTAGATCCTCGTAGAGTGAGGCCACGCATGGGTGTAACTAATAAGACAGAAGATCAAAAGCTTCAGGAGGCTCGGGGTGCCGAGCAAGACCGTAAGCTAGCTAACTACGAGAAGCAAGAGAAGCTAAGGGCACCCAAGGTACAGATTGACCAAAGAATTATTCTGTGGTCCTGGATTACTGGTATTACGATTGCATTTATTGCATCTGCGATAGTATCTTTTAATGGTATCACTGCCGTTGCACAGTTTGTAGGGCTATCTCAGCCATGGATGGGCGGGCTTTTCTTCTTCTTTATTGAGCTAATGTACCTACTATTTTTGGTTGCCTACCTTGTCTTGGCCTCCAGAGTAGACGAAGACGGTAACCAAGAAAAAACCTGGGGCTCTATTATTGGAATGGTTGCTTTCGGTGGCCTTGCCGTTCTTGCCAATGGATTCCACACCTTTGATTTCTGGAGTTGGAACTGGTACGAGCCACGCATGTGGGCTGGAATTGTATTAAGTATTTCTGCACCAATTGCCATTATTAGTGCATCTAAGATGGCATCGCGAGTGGTGTTTGCTAAAGCTATTAAGCTATAGCTTCCACTTATACTTTTTAACTAAAATACGTAGCAAGTCTGCTTTGTCTGGGGCCTTTTCTGTATGCTTTTCCTTAAGCACCTGCTTGTACAAAGCGACACTGTCTCCGCCTCCAATAATAACATTTTCTTGAGGTATTGGGGCGAGCTTCCACTTTAACACTCTCTGTGCGAAATAAGACAGCCACAAGTCTTCAACCTTTAATGATTCTGGCGGTGCCTGCTTAATAAGCCTAGGATCTAAAAAGATACTTGCATCAATCATACCTACGCCAGTGCCACAATAGTTAGCTTCTTTGTATGGGTCATGAATTCTTGTTCTATATTTATAATAGTCGCTACCGCCACGATCAATAGTCCATGCGAAACCAGACTTGTAGCTCTTCTCTTCATAGTATCTGAGGCATTGCTCTACATAATCATTTGGAATAATAATATCATCATCAATAAAAAGAATAATGTTAGTCCCTCGTTCTGCAAGATCTTTACCCACATCAAATCTCCTAAACGCAAACTTATCATTCCCCTCATGGGATACCTCGATGTCTAAATGTCCATCAAACATTTTCGCTACATTCTCAACATATTGGTACTTTACTAAGTTAGCATTGGAGATTCTAATATTAAAATTACTATAAGTCTGTTCTTTTAGCATCAACAGCATTTTTTTAAGCCCCGAAAGTCTTTGCCAAGTAAGTAGGACAATAGTTACTTTATATCTTCCCTTCATAGCATTGCTGCTATCTAAACTAGCAAAGTGGGGAATCACCCTTTTCTTTGGGGAGGATACTGGCTTGGTGGGTGGCATTTGCCTACCAGTAGCAGATACATCAACCTTACGCAACCTGCCCTTTCCTGGGGTCCTTGGTGGCGGTATTGGCGTGGATTTTATTTCTTCGTCAGACATTACAACATCTATTATAGCAGTGTTGGTATAATATAAGCATGGAATTAGAAGATAAAATACGAGAAATTTTGTTTAATATTGGTAAAGAAATTAAAATTCATACCATTGGCAAAGACATGATCATTGAAATAGATTATGATAAATATGTTGAAGAGCTGATTGAGTGCTATAATATACATAATGACAAAGACTTATCGAATTGACATACGCTCGCTGCCCGTATACGTAATTAATTTAAAAGATGATACCGCAAAACGATCAGCCATTGAGAAGCAGCTAAAGACCTTTGGCTTTACAGACATTACATTCTTTACTGGAACACGCAACCCTATAAAAAAGGTGGGGGTAGCGATTTCACACAACAAACTACTCAGACAATTATCTGACGCAGATTTGCCTTGTCTCGTACTTGAAGATGATGTAAGCATATGGGATAAGAAAGAGTATGTAGACATACCAATAAATGCAGATGCATATTATTTGGGCAATTCGGCTTTTGGTCTTTATGGTGGGGTTGGGCAAAAGAAGATAGCACTGGAGCGTTTTGATCACCAAACTTTTAGAATCTATAATATGCTGGCCGCCCACGCCATTATTTATCTAAATAGAAACTATATTAATTTTCTTGAACAGGCTACTGCTTTCCAATTGTCTATCAAGGACAACCAAGATAAGTCTAGGGCAGAAACGATGAAGTATTGGAACATCTATGCAGCACAAAGACCGATGTTTTATCAAAACGGTGTGCATGAGTCAGTTACTAAGAGAGAGCTCCCAGGAAAGAGCTACGGCGGTCCAGAGGACGTTCACAAACTTTAGTGTATAATAGGATAGGTATAAAGGAGACCCCCAATGTATGATGATGATCTTTTGCATGACGTAATTGCCAATTCAGGATATGAATATAAACGATTAGGCAATGATGCATACTTAGTATATAATTTTTTAACAAAAGAAGAGCAGCAAGCCTTCTTAAAGCTAGCGGATAAGGATACGTTGCCGCCACAGTGGAGCTTTCACTACCTTAAAGAGCTAGAAGACATGGGCAAAGATCTTTACGGACGCACTGATATTGCTTCATTAGTGATTGAAGGAAAGCTTATGCTTATACCAAGAAACATGGACCAGATTATTTCTACAGAGCCCCTGCAGGAACATGCTGATGAAATTACGGACAGGCTAAATAATCAATTTCTACCACAAAACTACAAGTCTATCAAATATGGGGTTATTCAAAGGCATTATGAGGGGGTGCACCTTGACGATCACCGAGACACTGACTGCAACCCAAACCTTAAATATGCAACTGTTGTTTATTTAAATGATGATTTTGGTGGTGGAGAGGTTTATTTTAAAGATGAAGACCTTACCATGGAAATGAAGCCAGTTCCAAGGTCAATGCTTATTTTTAATGCAAATAGGCTACATGGCACAAAGCCAGTCACTGGAGATCAAACAAGATATGTTCTTACTTCATTTATTTCGCCAGTGGGAGATAATGCCAGATTTGACAAGGTGGCTAACCCAACAAACCCCACCGAAGATCGTCATGGCTCTGACGCACTCAAGCACTTCCTAGAAACTGGGTACGGTGGTAGTGGAAAAACTGGCATAGAGTCTTAAATCAATTCTAAGGGTATATAAAGGTACCCCCAGAGCTTTTAAATAGCTCTGGGGGTATTCTTATGCCCTATGGGGTGTTGCAGATTAGCAATCAGCGTTAGTGGAGTAGTGCATCTTATCAGCATCGTCCCAGCTACGACCATAAATTGTATGGCGAACTCCGCTAGTTACCTTGCCAACTCGATGCTCGAACTCCTTATACAACGGAACATTTACAAGCATGCCAGCCTCTGGTGCAACTGTATAGTCTTTGTTCTTAAACTCTAGGTGTCCTCCAGTAAACTCATCGTTTACATACAAACTAACAGCAGCAGAGATGTCGGTGCCTGGGTCTGCACCTTCTGGATAGCCGTGCTGGCCTTCCTCGTCATCACGCTCATAGTGATATTCCATTGCAGCATCCATGTCGTGGCCCAGCTCTTCAACAATCTGATCGTCTGGGACAGAGTAGAATGACTGGAACGCTCCAGCACCTGCCCACTGTGGAACTACAACTGCTTCGAAACGCTGCTGTACGCCACCAGTTGTCCAGATATTGTGAAAAATCTTAGATCCTGGACCTGGAAGAATCATGACACCATTTTCGTCATACTCTGGCTCATCATATCCAATAAACTTATTTTTAATATTGCCACCATAAAGCGATCTCATGGTGGTATACCAGTTGTTATCATCATCCATCAGGGTCTGGAGGTACTCCATTTCTTTAGGAGATATAAAATGTCTGATAACCCAAAGATCCTTTTCGATATATTCTTTACGTGGCTCCCAGATCGCCTTTAGTTTTTCTACATCCGTCTCCTCGTAGTCTGAGTCTGGATACGGTGTGTTGTATTCAAATGCCATTTATGATCCTCTCAATGTTTTGACTTTGTGTGCTACTACTGTGTCTGTTGGCTCCCCATCCCTGTACAGAGTAATTACTGCAGCAGGATCTTCTGGTGTACCTGTTACCGTAACGTCCGTGCCTGGAACTTTATAGGAACCATTTGTAATAATTCTTTTAACCTTACCCCTAGCTGTGCCGCCAGAGGAATTCCAAGAAACCATCTGGCCTACTCTCACGCCGTCTGCCTTATATGCATACCCTTCTTGACAGTAGTTGCATACCCCCATACCACCACAATTACATGATGATATCATATCAATCTCTTTTTGCTCGGAACGCATAGCGAACCATGCCTCTGTCTTAGCCTGCTTAGCAGCCTTAAGATCTTCAATTCCGCCCCAGTCAAACAAGCTGTCCGACTTCTTGCTTTCACGCTCTGCGATCTTACGGGACCAGCTGTATCCAGCATCTCCGCCCCATGCGTCCCACATAACACGTCCCTTAGATGGGAAGTCTGGACCAGAGTAGAAGCCCTTGCCCTTCTTGTCAACTTCATGGCGGGAAAAGAATGAATACATACGCTTAACTACACTAAGAGACATTGATCTACCAGCTACGATGTCCGATGCCCTACCCCAGCCAACAGCGGTACCAGCACCCTTAGCCTTGCCGTCTTCTTTCCACTTTAGTGCTCGACGTGCTGCAGCCTTCATACCGCTTGTTGGCGAGTACCCATCTGCCTTTTCGATAACATCTTCGCCAAAGTCTTCTTCGACCTCTGGCAAAAACTCTGGTGCATCAGCTTTGCCGATGCTAAAACTTGATCGTTCTGGTTTGCGAACTGGTGTGCTCCAGTTAAAGTGTGATTTGCCATAGCTTGCTGGCTCTGGCTGTCCCATTGCAGATGTCATTTTCTTTTTGCCCTTCTCTGCCTCACTCATATTAATTGCAGCAATCTGTCGTTGTGCAGCTGCGGCAGAATCATGGCAGCCCATAACTTCGCTAGTTCCGTCCTTTACGACAGGGTACCCCGAGCAACCGTAAGACCCCTTTTCTCCAATAGAATATGGCATGTAACTATTCTACCATATGTGCTAAAATTATTGTATGAAAATAGAAAAGCCACTAGAAGATTACGACATTTATATCATATATGATTTCTTAGATTTAGAATATATGCTGAGCCTGAAAGAGCAAACAATTCACAGCTTATGGTATGGAGATAATCTTGTTAATGATTTTGAAAGATCTGTCCTCAAAGAGCCCGTTCCGCCAAAAGGTATTGAAGAGAAATCTCTAGATCTGCTTCAGGAAGCTATGAAAAAAGCATTGCATGAAATATACAAAGATGACTCGATTACAAAATATAGCTTTTATCCGAGCCCGAATACTAGAACGCCAGAGGCTGGTAAAAGACAGGGAAAGATGAAACAGCACATAGATGGTCCACCAGAAGACCTAGGCATGGATCATGGTGTTAAAACTTATGGAGCCGTATATTATTTAACAGATCAGTTTGATGGTGGAGAATTAGTCTATCCAAAACTTAATTTTAAGTTTAAGCCAGTTGCCAACTCTCTTATCTTGCACCCAGGAAAAGAGCCGTATTGGCACGGCGTAGACGAGATTAATAATGGTTGGAGAATTTGTTTTGGCATGATAGCAACTGAAGAGTATAACCTAGATGATTTTTATGTCTATGGTAACGCAGATGGGATTGGAGAGGCGAGGGGCTAACCCCAAAGGTCAGTTTTACCGCTGGTTGGCTTATAGTAGTCTTTTAGTCTTTTAGCTTTTACTATCTTATCTATGTGAGTCTCTAAATACCTCGCCCAAACCCAACCAATTGTTCTTCCAGTATTTTCTAAGTATGCCAATGTCTCAGAGCTTTCTGCTGGACGATTATCTACCTTAGACTTTTTAGCCTTTTTAAACATCTTAACAATTTCGTTAACAGAATAGTTTCTGCCAGTCCCAATGTTATAAGCCTTGCCCAATCTCTCTGGCTTTTGGAACTTCAGGGCATCGATATTTGCCCTAGCAACATCTTCTACCCAAGTAAAGTCACGCCTTTGCTTGCCATCGCCAACAACCGTTAGTGGCAAATCATTCATATATTGCTTCTCAAACTTAGATAAGATTGTAGCATATGGCCCCTTGTCTGGCTGCCTTTCCCCGTACACGTTAAAGTATCTTAAAATAATAGTTTGTAAGCCTAAGTCATCATTATAAAACTTGCATAGCTCCTCACCCAGCACCTTAGATTTTGAATATGGATTTAAGGCATCAAGCTCGTTGTCTTCTTTGTTGGGCAGCTCTCCGTTGCCATAAACTGATGAGCTGGAAGAGAACACGACCCTCTTGACTCCAGCTTCTTTAGCACAACGCAACACATTGGCTGTACCAAAAACATTTGTTCTCATGGTTTCCGTAGGATCAATCAGCGAGGGCTGGATCCTTGCTTGAGCAGCAAGGTGAAAAACATAATCAACATCATTAAACAATGGGCGAATATCTTCATAATTACAGATGTCTAGCTTATAATTAGCTGCCCTATCATCCCAATAAGACTTAGAGTTTGACTCAGTAGATTCATTATCTATAACGATAACTTTATAATTTTTTTCGAGCAAAAGCTCTACTGTATGCGAGCCTATAAAACCAGCCCCGCCAGTAACTAAAACAATCATTCATCCCTCACTTTTGGTATAATGTATTTATGATTAATATTATACACCAAATTGCCTTTTCGGGGGATGATCTAGATGGCTACACGCCGCCTAACATTGACAACATAAAAGAGTTTCTGCCATCTGCCGAATATCATTTTTGGGATTTGCCACGCTTCACTCAAATGCTTAAGGATGACGGTGCAACAGACGTTCTAAAAGCAATTAATAATATTAAGCCATATGCTTATAAGGCAGATATTGCAAGATACTATATTATACATAAAACTGGTGGGTGGTATATGGATCAAAATAACTATTTTACTGCTGCCCCACAAAAATATAGGCTTTCAGATAAGGAGCTGGTTGTTTTTGCAGAAGTGCAGGGCACCTCTAACTCTTCATGGGCTGTTCAAAATAGTGTTTTCTATGCTGACAAGGGCCACGAAGTTTTGCAAAAATCTGTAGACAGATGTATTGAAAACGTTGAAAACAAGTATTACGGCTTTGGCTCTACTTGTCCAACTGGCCCTAATGTTTTTGGATCAGCCATAGCATCTCAAAGATTGGGATACGACCACAAACAAGTTTTTGGAAAATTTTTATTCTACGTACCAGATTCTTTACCTAAAGGCTTTTATTTAAATAGTCACAAGAAACCATTTGTGTTATACAAACCAAACCACGGTGATATCGGGATACCTACTGGTGAAAGCAAGGTCCCAGGGGGCAACAATCACTACAATATGTGGCACGATAGAGTGGTTTATTAGTCATTTATAATCTGGATACGAGACATTTTTGCATAAAAGTCTTCTAAAGACATCCCTACAACACTTTCAAACGACTCATCAAATGTCTTGCCATTATCAATCTTGGGAATGATGTTTAGCAGGCCATCAATTCCAATATGTGCAACAAGATATTCTGTGGCAAACTGGCCCACAACATAGACATCAAAGCTTCCCCCAGTTTCTAGGGACTGTAGATTAATATTAGTATTAGGAGATGCCGCAAGCATATTGCTATAAGCATCATATGCTGTATAGTCCCAGTATCCCAAATAGTCACCCATTGCTGACTGGTAAGTTACTGCACCGCCCTCTAAAAACCAGTGAGGGGTAAACATTTCGTCATGTCCTGGCGTTCTCCAAAATGGTCTACCAGATTTCATTGCATCCTGAACATTATGAAATAGTTCGTGAGCAGTTACTCCAATAATCATGTTGCCGTCTAGCCTATTGCTGACCCAGGACGCATGGTACAAAGCACAGCCAGTGTTCATCCCAGCACCAGGCCCTCCGCAAATACCGCCGTGGTCATCTGTTGGCCTATCAAGATCTTCTAAAACTGTTTTAACAAAACCATAACTACTGATAATAGTTACTGGGTCGTCCTGAAGTATGTTACAAAAAGTACTAACTGTCTTTTCCATAACAGATTCTACCTCTGTCATAACAGATAAGCTTTTTTCTAAATGGATCTGCCCTTCCCACTTGCAATCATCAACATGGTTGGCATCAAAATACTCATTCATTTTTAACATGACTGCAGTGCCCAGCTGCTTACGGGAAAATGTTTCAGACCATGGCTCGAATGGCTCTATTGCCACTGGCTCTACTACAGCTGACTGTGAAAGAAGTGGTGCCGCTGACCTGCTAGAAGCATTGTCTTGCTCTTGCACCTCTGGAGCAGTAGTGCATCCAGACAGTAGGGAAGTAATTACAATTAGGGATAGTGTCGTCTCTCTCATAAGTAATATTTTACACTAAAACCTGATGAATGTCAAGAGGCCCCCGCAGGGAAATTGCAACACGAGTGCCGCGGTCAAAGATGGTAACTAAGCATCCTAAGGTCCTGCGGGGACCACTTTTATTATAATATGACTATTTAATTATATTACTTGATTGTAATGGTGCGTGGCTTCTTCTCTTCTGGAACATCTCGCCTTACACTAACGTGCAAAATACCGTGCTCCATTTCAGCAGATGCCACTTCCATATACTCCCCAAGAGCAAAGGTACGCGTAAATTTACGCATTGCAATGCCCTTGTGCAAGTAGTGGGATTCGTCTGCCTCCGTCTTGTCTCCAGTAATTACTAGAGTACCATCTTTAACGGTGATATCCAAATCGTCCTTGGCAAACCCAGCGGCAGCAAGCTTAAGGATATAGTTATCCTCATTTACCTGAACGATATCATAGGGTGGATATGACTGCTTTACAGCAGCTCCGTGTACATTCATTAGTCGATTAAGCTCTCGATCGACACCAATAAAAAAAGGATCCTTGAATAGATCCATAGCAGTATTAACCATTATTTCTCCTTTTCAGCGAGTTAATATTTGTGCCTCCCATTTGGCAAGGCAATAGTATTATAGCATACTATTCATTAATCCATTCGTCGTATTCTTCTTGTGACATTGGCTCAAAGTCTTTTGGCTGCAAGACTTCCCTGACATTTTTCCAGAAGATATAGTCTCGCCCCTTGTTGTTTTGCTCTGCCCACTCCATTTGCATAGAACAAATTTGGTAGACACGATTACGTTCAAGCTGGATGCCCTCCTGGAAACCCACATCTTTTCCATCAGTATAGGAGCTACTTTCTAGCTCACACGTATCATAGCCCTGATCATAGCCTTCTTCAAATCCCAGGGTATAGAACTGCTGGGCAATTTCTTTTTCTTCTTCGCTAAGTCCATCGTACTCATCGAAAGCATCAGCTGACATTGATAACCTCCATGTGTGTTGGCCAGTAGTACTGACATCTATCGCAGCATGGATTGGCTTCATCCATAATAAAATCATGATAGAACTCTGGGTCTTTGCGGTACAGGTTAGCTCGGTGGGACTCTGTCACCCTGT